AAGGGAAATGCAGCGGGACTGGTAGGAACGCTTACACAGATTAAGGAAATTAAGCAGCTATGCGGGCTGCCGTTTTGCGGTTATATGGCAAAGTTGGAAACGGTAAGACCAAGCGGCGTGCCGGACGAGGTAACAGTAGTATTTGCAGAGGACGTACCATACAGGGCTTGCAACGGCATAGAATTTGACGTTATGCAGGAATTTGTAGAGGGCAGCAGGCTTTTACTGACAGGTAAGGTGCAGACGCTTAAGGACTTCCAGAGCGGTAGACTGCTGGTATATATTCTGGCAGATTTTGTGGCGGTATCGGAAAAGGCAGTAGAGCAGGACGAGGCAGCAGTAAGAGGCGTTATAGCGAATAAGCCAACATACAGAGAAACACCGAGAGGCAAGCGCATTACTGATATTACGGTAAAGGTAAGAAATGAGCTTACAGGCGGCAGCTGCTTTTTACCGTGCATCTGCTGGCAGGAACAGGCAGACGAGGCGGCGCAGTGGCAGCAGGGCGACACTGTAGAGCTGCTGGGACGGTATCAGAGCCGCCAGTATGAAAAGGTGCTTGATGCAGCCACAGGAGAAAAAGAACAGCGCACAGCTTATGAGGTATCGGTACGGCTGATTAGAAGAAAGGAAGAGGCAGAAAATGAGTGTTGAACATATCGGCAAGGGCTATGTAAAAATCTGCGTGAGTGAGGAAGAGTTAGAGAACAGCATAGCTGGGCTTAGCCAGTTAAAACCTATTTTGCAAACGCAAGTAATAAAAGGGAACGGAAGAAACACAAAGCAGGGGCTTATTGATGCAGCAGAGCTGGGAAAACATTTTGATACAGCGATAGATGCAATGACTATGCTTTTAGCTGGGTTTAAGGAAGAAAGCGAGGTACAGAATGAAGAGTAAAACAATTTTAGGAGCAGACGGCGCAACAAAAATGCGGCAGATTACAGTAGGGATACACGGAAAGGGCGGCGAGGCAGGCATAAAGGCAATACAGCAGCTTGCAGGCATGGTGGACAGCTTAAAGCAGTGCCAGACACCACAGGAAGTATACGACAGATATTTACAGATTACGGGGTACTGTAAATGCTGCGTTGATTGTAATTTTATAGACCAAAAGGGAGCAGACGAGCTGATGTGCTTAGCAGCATACTCCGTGATAAACAATCTGACAGGTGGGAAGCTTGAGAGTATACGCTCTACTATAAGCAATAAGATACAGGCGGCAAAGGATACGGTCTCTTCAGTTCTTGACAGTATCAAGTCAGCCTTCTCATCAAAACTTGAAGCGGCAAGGTCTGTAGTGTCCAGTACGATTGAGAAAATCAAAGGAGTTTTCAATTTCTCATGGAAGCTTCCGGACTTGAAGCTGCCACATATTAGTGTAAATGGTGGACAGGCACCTTATGGTATCGGCGGAAAAGGTTCATTGCCATCCTTCTCCATCCAATGGTACAAGGAAGGCGGTATCCTGAACGGAGCAACCATCTTTGGAGCAATGGGAGGGAACCTCTTGGGAGGAGGAGAAGCCGGAGCTGAAGCGGTGCTTCCATTATCCGAACTGTGGAAGCAGATGACAGAGATTGTCAAAGGCGTAGTCAAAGGAGAGAACGAAGAAAGCGGTGATACAGTACAGCAGACCGGGGCAAACATCACAAGTGCTTTGACCTCAAAGGCTGCATCAGTACGAAAGGAAAAGGAAAGCAAGACAACAACCACAAAAGAGACATACACATCAGAGAGATGGGGCAAAGAAGGCGGCACCACCATCCATCAGATTAGCTTCACTGTAGATATAAGCAAGATTAAGGACTTGCCTCTGCTCTACAAGCTGATAGATGAGCTGAAGGATGCACAGAACCGGACAGACAGCCCTACTCCGGCAACAACATAGGAGGTGAGGCGGTATGCTGTATGTGCAGGAAAAGGTAGTGAAGCTTGGAGGTATATATCTTGAAGGTCAGGTCACAAGCGTGGAGGTTCAGGAAGCCGGAAGCGTGTATGTGGCACAGGATGAGAAGGGCAGATACAAGAAGTCACAGCCTGTAGGCTATGAAAATGCCAAGGTGATGATAGACATACTGCTTGAGGACACAAAGACTGCTACCACATTGGAACAGCTCACGGAGATGCAGCGGCTTTTCAAGCCTTATGGTCAGGACAAGCCGAAGCTTCTTCCAATAGTCAATGAAGACTGTGCAGTCCGTGGTATCACAAAGGTATACTTCAAGAACCTCACCTCTAAGAAGGTTATATCAGAGAGCAAACGGATAGCTTCATTGGAACTGTGGGCTCCTGATATAGCCGGGATAAAGGTGAAAAAGAAGACCACAAAGAAAAAGACTACTAAAAAGAGCACAAAGAAGTCAAAGAGTAAGAAATCAAAAAGCAAAAGCCCGGCAAAGGACAGCCGGAACACAAGCAGAGGTAAGAAGGCAGCAAGGGCGGCTGTGAAATAGCAGGAGGTGAGAAGCTTGGGATACAAGAAGCTAATATCCCCGGAGTTCCGGGTGACAGTAGGAGACTATGAGGTGACGGATGGTATAGAGGTTGAGTGTTTCTCAAGCAAAGAGTCTCACATGGACTGGTGCCGGGTGGAATTATCACCACAGCTTCAGGGAGTCCTGAAGTTCAAAGATATGGATGAAGCAAGCGTTGAGCTTGGATATGAGGATGACTTTGACAGCCTGATTGATGGATATGTCAGATGCGGTGACACGGACTACTGGAAGGAAATAATGATAAAAGATGACATGATGAAGCTTGACAGAGTGACCATCAAGGCATCCTTTGTAGACTGTGAGCCGCAGGATGTCATCCGGTATGTATTGGCATGTGCAGGGATTGAGGACTATGTGCTGTCTGATGAACATTATGGGAAGAAAGACCTTTTTGTCATTGACAGAAAGAGCGGTATCAATACCATAGCAGAGGTCAACAGCTCATGGGGCATCAAGAACCCGTTCTTCTTTCAGAAAAAGGTATTCTATTGGGGAACCAAGGAAGAACAGAAAGAGATATATGTACTTGAGGAGGGAGAGACCATCCTGTCCCTGAATAAGTACGGAGACCTTTGGGAGGCGGAGACAATAGCCATCCCTTGGATACACCACAGCCAAGAAGTTGAGGTGCAGCACAGCAAATACAGCGGAATTGTAACAGTAGAGAAGACAATAGTGAGAAGTGATGATACCGGAGCGGTACACATGTATATCTATTTTGCAGGAGGTGAGAAGGATGTCTGACATGATGAAGATGTTTGTGGAGCAGGAGCTTCAAAATCAGATAAAAGAGAACTATCCACACATGCAGTATCCGCCCGGCTTATATGCAAAGGTGGTATCTGTGAGACAGAACGGAGAGCTGTATGAAGCAACTCTCAAAATACTTGACAAAAACAAGCAGCCTGACATCCGCTTCCCGGAGGTACCGAAGGTGAAAACTGACATACCTGTCCTGAAGAATGAGATTGTGGCAATCGTGCTCATGTATGGTGAGTGCAAGCCTTATATCATAGGGAGGTGCTTCTGATGCAGATAACAGGTGCAAATGATGTAGACATCATGCTTGATGAAGATGGTCAGCCTGTATCAGACGGGAACGGGGACACAGCCCTTGTATCGGATGATGAATGTTGGCTTCAGGATATTAAGAATGAGGCAATGACAGAAGAGGGTGAGCTCTTCTATGAGGATGAGGAAGGGGATGCAAGCTATGGGTGGAGCCTGCTTGACTTTATGCAGGGAGAGTATGATGACTTCACACAGATGGAAATACAGCAGCGTATCCGTTCCAAGATGTCCAAAAGGGACTATATTGATGCCGGAAGCATACAGACAACGGTGAACTTTGACGGTCATATATACCATATCAGGATAGCCTTCCGGAGGACAGACAGCAATAGTGAATATAACATTGACATTGAGAGCAATGGCGTGGAGGTGATTGTGGAATGATAGATGAGAGCATTATGGAGAAGATTATCCCTCTCCCGGATGAAGATGAGGAGATGGAAAAGGTACAGGGAGAGCTTGAGGGTGAAGGCTTTCCTATAACGAACTTCAAAAAGGGCGGCATCTTCTATCACCTTTGCCGGATGCTTGTGACCATATACATAGAGCTGAAAGAGCTTGCCCGTACTATCGTGAATGGATGCTTCATCAAACATGCTGAAGGAGACTGGCTGAAGATTAAGGCTGCCGACTATTCCAAACAGCAGAAGGAGGCAAAGGCAGCAAGAGGTTATGTGAGCATATACAGGAGTGAATACAACAATGCTCTTCAGGTAACAAAAGGACATTGTTTCAAAACAGAACCGGATGCCGGAGGCAATGAGCTGAAGTTCTATTGCTGTGAGAATACGGTCATTGATGCCGGGGAACCTGTAGGAAGAGTGCTTGTGGAGGCTGAAGCTACCGGAACCTATTACAATATAGCACCGGGAAGAATAACCATATCCATGATACACCTTGATGGTGTGGACTATGTGACAAATGAGGATGACTGGCTCTTTGAGGAAGGAGCTGAAGAGGAAGACCTTGAAGACCTCCGTGACAGATGTATGAGCTCATGGGCGGAGCTTGCAACACGAACTATAGAAGAGAAGCTCCGGAACGCTGCAAAGGCTGTACCCGGTGTACTGGATGCCCGGATTGATGCACAGCATCCAAGAGGTCAGGGCACAGTGGATGTGATTGTCACAGGTGCAGCAGGGGAAGCTTCTCCGGAGCTGATAAGAAAGGTGGGTGAAGCCATTGAGCCGCTGAAGGGAAACTATGAGGACTATCTTGTGAAGTCCAGTGAAGTAGTGAGACAGGACTTTGAGCTTGTGATATACCTTGCTGAAGATGCGGCAACGGATGGAGTGGATGCACAGGCAACAAAACTCATTGAGGACATGATGGCTCTGACAAGGGGAGAAATGAATACCCTATACAGGGACAGCATCATCCAAGTGCTTAGTACAAAGATTGATAACTACAGGAAGACAGACATCTTGCAACCGTCTGATGACATGGTTCTTGAACAGGACAAGGTCATCATGGCAGGAGACATCAATGTGACTGTCCGGAACGTAGTACAGAGTGCAAGGGGGAAGGAGTGATGCCGCCATGATAGAGAACTTTATTGAATACATGTGGTATCTGCTCACTACTCCTCTGAAGAAGCTGAAGAAAGCACTGAATAAGTGGTACATCCTTTGCCGGGTGTTCGGCAAGAGGTTTGATGAAGCAAAGGAAGACATACTCCGGGCAAGGGATGAGGGAATGGTTGCTACATGCAGCCATGAAATGCTCCCGGTACATGGAGCTGATAGAAGGCTCACCCGGTATGAAGGAGAACATCCAGAGAACTTCCGCTCAAGGATAGCCATGTATGAGGAGATATGCAAGCTTGGAGGTACCAATGAGGGAGTGCTGCTTGCGGTGAGGACTCTTGGATATACTTCCCCGGTTCTTGTGAGAGCAAATGACCTGACAGGCTTTTCCCATTTCACACTTGATGGAAGTTGGCTCCTTGATGGGAGCCGGACATTGGAGTCTGATACCATTGAAAACAGATGGGCGGAGTTCTACATAGTAATTGTGATGGATGCGGATGAGGAGCATCCTATCAGTTTTGACATTATGCGGAAGACCGTCAGGAAGTGGAAAGAGGTGGGTGCAAAGGACAACTACTTCTTCAAGTATAACTTGAGCATCAGGCAGCCACACACAGGAAACTTCCTTGAGGTACTGTATAAGAAGCATCTGTTCTATTATGACTACAGGAAGCTTGATGGAATGTGGAAACTGGATGGGAGCTATATGCTTGATGCAGAGATGACTCCCGTTGGTACCCGGATAGGATACCGATATGAGAGCCTTTATGAGCTCCATGAAGCCGGGCTTGCAGTTATGGCATACAATTATGCCTGCCGGATGGTAGAGAGTGCCATCCTGAAGGCGGCATACAGCTTCAGGATGTACTATTTTGAATACCTGAAGACAGATGGCTCATGGATAACAGATGGAAGCCATGTGGTGGATGCAGAGATGTCTCCAAGAGAAATGAGATGGAGCACAACATTCCACCATCAGCATGAAGAGGAGCTGCTCCTGAAGCAGCGGTACAGGATGCAGCTTTGTGAGGAGGAATACAGCATCAGGAAGACATTGGAGCGGTACCGGATGGTCATTGACTACTTTGATTATCTGAAGCTCAACGGGCTTTGGAAGCTGACAGGCTCCCGGCTCATGGATGCACAGAGGACAGAATACGCCACCAAGCAGGCATACAGCTTTGGTGTAGAACATACAAGGGAGTTCAGGGTGATATGGCATGAAGAGCACAACCTCATCTTCCTTGATGGAACATGGAGCCTTGATGGTTCCAAGATAATAGATGCTTGGCAAAAAACGGAGGTATTGTAGAATGGCAACAAAAAGCGTGATAACCAAAATCAGAAGAAAAAAGATGGCTGAAGCAAGCCATACAACCGGAACGGTTGCAAAGATAACACACATTGCACTTGGTTCCGGCGGTGTCAATGCGGATGGTACCGTGATAGTACCACTTGCGGAGAATGTAGCATTGAAGAAAGAGGTGGTCAGAAAGCCTTATACTTCATCAACCAAGACTTCAGATACATCCTATGAGTACACCATCAAGCTTGAGGAAGATGAGCTTGTTGGTACATTCATCAGTGAGATGGCACTCATTGATGAGGATGGAGATGTGGTGGCGTTCTCTAATTTCCTTGCAAAAGGTAAGGATGAGACAGAGGTGACATTCACCATTGAAGACAACTATTAAGGAGGAAGAAGAAAATGGCAAATATAACAGCAGCAGAGCATCCGAAACTTGTCCTTGAGATGACAGCAATGGAGAGGACAACTCCGGCACACTATGATGAGTGGAATGTGAGACATCAGCAGCTCCTTGACAATGACAAATACCTCAATGAGCAGTTCATCAATGTCTTTTCTGACAGTGCAGCAGCTCATAATTCCATCTACAGAGGGAAGAATCTGACAAATGTGTATACGGTGGATGAAATATGTCAGCGTATCAGTGCAGGAACCTTTAAGGACTTGTATGTGGGTGATTATTTTGACATAAGCATCACTACAGACTTGGGTGGTGCCGAGACAGTCAGATGTATCTTGGCAGGCTTTGATGTATTTTGGAATAATGGAGATACAGCCTTCACAAAACATCATGCTGTGATTGTACCGAAGGACTGCTTCAAGACAAAATCAGTTATGAATGATACAAATGTGACAACAGGTGGGTATGTAGGCTCTAAGATGTATAAAACGGTTCTTCCTGTATATGCAGCAGCCTTGCAAACAGCATTAAATAATCATATACTTAGTCACAGAGAATTGCTGACAACAGCAGTATCTACAACAGGCAATTCAAACGCAGGAGCAGGCATCACAGGATATGCAAGCAACTGGGAGTGGAAGGATTGCTTAGTTAAACTTATGAGTGAGATACAGGTATATGGTTCCACAGTGCTTAGTTCATCATTCTATGATACAGGATGTGATAATATTCAGTTCCCGTTGTTCCGGTTAGCTCCTAACCTGAAGGTAGCAGGACTTGGACATAACGGAAGTAGATGGTGGTATTGGTTGAGTGCTGTGGTGTCGGCGGCGGCGTTTGGTTATTGTGGCGATAATGGTAGTAGTGGTGTTAGCCGCGCCGCCGGGGATGGTGGAGACCGCCCGTATTTCTGTATCGGTTAATCTTTAATCTGCCCCCTGTATGGGGGCAGATGACCGGAAGGAGGAAATAGGTTGAGCGTTCTGAAGAACAAAAGAAGTGTATCCAGTTTGGAGTTCTATCATAATGCCATAATGCTCCGGAGAGAAATCACAATGCTGCTCCTCCGGGACTTTGGCATCAAGGACAAGGTGAGGAGTGTCAAGTCATTGTATGGGGTGCCGGGAATGGAGCCGGAGGATGAGCAGAAGTTTCGGGAAATAGTGGAGAAGTATGAAATGAAAGCCACGATAATAGAGGAATATCCGGCATGGCTCATAGACAAGATGAGGAATAACATAATGAATATCCTCCACAACATGATAATGAACATCACACAGGCAAATACGATATATCCAGTATGTGAGAGTGAGTTCTATGACCGGAGAAACTTCCAAAATCATGCCATAGGAAACTGTGAGCAGCTCCTTCAGGAGATGCAATACATTATATCCATCATCCCGGTGGATGCACAGAAGTATATCCGATATGTGGAAATGATTGAGAAGGAGATAGCCCTCCTGAAGGGATGGAGAAAGAGTGACAACAAAATCCTGAAGAAAATCAGGGAGAATGAAGCAGCCAAAGCACAGAAAGAAGGTGCTTCCCAAAAGGCTGAAAAACAAGTATAATTATCCGGGGCAAGCTTTGTATCAAGAGACTTTTCCACCGTTGAGTGCTGTGGTGTCGGCGGCGGCGTTTGCTAATTGTGGCGATAATGGTAGTAGTGGTGTTAGCCGCGCCGCCGGGGATGGTGGAGTCCGCCCGATTTCGTGTATGTATACTAAGTGTAGGCTATGTGCCGATATACGATACAGGAAAGGAAAGCTTGTCCTTCCGAAAGGTAAAGAAGCTCATCTTCTGATAGAGGGAGGATGGGGGAACATCTTGATGCACCCTGATACGTCAGTTGGTGCTAGAAACGAGGTGAAGCTCTATGAATGATATGGAGTCTGTATATGATGCCAACTCCCTACTTGATGCCTTTAACAAGTCAAAGAAGGGAACAGCGTGGAAAGAGTCAGTACAGCGGTATGAAATGAACCTTTTGAGGAATATCAACCAAACTCAAAAGGAGATGAAGGATGGAACCTATGAGCAGAAGGACTTCTATGAGTTCAAGCTGCATGAGAGGGGAAAAACAAGGCATATTAAGTCAATGCACATCTCTGACCGTGTGGTACAGAGGTCAGTCTGTGACAATGTGCTTGTCCCGGAGCTCTCCAAGTACCTGACCTATGACAATGGTGCTTCCATGGAGGGCAAGGGTATCCATTTTGCAAGGAAACGGTTGAGCACACATCTTCACAAGTTCTACAGGAAACACAAGAGCAATGAAGGGTATGTATTACTGATTGATTTTAGCAAATTCTTTGACAATATAGTCCATGATGGTCTGATAAAGGAAATGCGGAAAAAGATTGGTGATAAGGAGACGATGAGCTTTATTGAGAAGCTCATAGATACCTTCAGGGTGGATGTTTCCTACATGACTGATGAAGAATATGCTAACTGTATGAAAACGCTGTATAACGCCTTGGAACATGCTCAAATTGATAAGGCAAAGCTGACAGGCGAAAAGTACATGAGAAAGTCCGTGGGTATTGGAAGCCAAATATCTCAAATATCCGGAGTATACTATCCCACAAGGATAGACAACTACTGCAAGATTGTAAAAGGCATGAAATACTATGGGCGGTACATGGATGACATCTACATCATCCATGAAGACAAGGAGTACCTGAAGGGGCTCCTGAATGACATACAAGGGATATGTGATGAGCTTGGACTCTTTATCAATCCAAAGAAAACACAGATAGTAAAGCTGTCACATGGCTTCACATTCCTTAAAATCAAATATAACCTAACAGAGACAGGAAAGGTACAGGAACGTATCAGCAAGGACTCCGTCACAAGGATGCGGAGAAAGCTGAAGAAGTTCCGGAAGCTCATGGATGCCGGGGAGATGTCCTTTGATGATGTGAGATGTGCCTATGCCTCATGGAAGGGCGGTGTGAGCCACTATGACTCATACAATGTAGTTAAGAGTATGGATAAGCTCTTTGATGAGCTTTTTATCCATCCATTTATTGGAGGAGGACACAGAGATGAGCAAAACAACAATGAGCAAAAATGAGATAGAACAGAAAATAAGAGACCTGAAGACCAAGCTCTCATGTCAGGAGTCTGATATTGGGGACTGGAAGATTGCCAAGTGTATTGAGTATTCTACCCTTGGGATGGAGTCACCTTATGACCTTCAGGAACTCCACAAACAGAGACAGGTCATCCGTGATGAGATTGGAGCCTTGGAAGAGGAACTTGCCAAGTGTGAAGATGAGGATGAAGCCGCTTCTGAAAAGTAGGCGTTATTCACAAAATTATTGTCAAAAAAAGCGGAGGGTTTTTCCCTCCGTTTCGTGCTTATAAATACCGGAAATATTTCCCGAAAAGTTTTGTCAAAAGTTTTGAGAAGTTTTGACAAAAATTTTGAGCGGCTACAATAATGAAAAGACATATAAGCAATTGGCTACTATGCTAGAAGAAGCTTATGAGGAAGAGAAGAGCAATCAAAGTGCGAGATGGGCGGAATGGGTAAAGGAAGACAAAATTATTCATGAGAAGTTAGAAGAAAATATAAAAAATGGTGTCCTAAATTATTTGAATTATTCAGAAAAAAATCAAATCATATCATTCTTTTATAGTAAGCAGAAGGATAATCAACTTGAATATTTTTTAACAAATATTGTGAGAGTAAGAGCAAAAAAAGTACCGGCATCATTGAAGGAATTGGTATTGGAAATCAATATGTCACATGAACAAATTGTGAAACTAAAGGAGACATGGGGATGCGAATGAAAAAGAAAGTGAAGGTAATCATAGGGATCATCATTGTAGTGGTGCTGGTGATAGCCATTGGAAAGATTTCTTCACATCGTGTGAATACATTAGCAAACTGGTCTTTTCAATATAATGACAGCACAGATGATTATAGTCTTTTCTTTGCCCTATGTGATACAAAAGAAAAAGAGATTGCGGCATCCGGAAAAGTCGCTATCCGAATAGAAAATGAGAACGGTCAAGTTGTTTATGAGGATAAGAAGACATTTGATAAATTAGATTTTGGAACCTATAAAAGTAAGGCGGAAGGTAAGCATGTGCTGGCCAATGTCTGCATTGGGAGAAATGAAATAGCAGAAGGAAGTTCGGAGAATGGTACGGTTTATTTTACGATTAGTGGAGATGGTTTTGCATTTGATGAAGTTCAATACGAGACATATAATCTGCCAACGAAAGAGATAACTATAGATATACAAGGGTTGCCTCAGGAAATCTGTCAAAAGGATTGGGATGGTTCTGTGAAAGCAAAACTTATGATCACGGATGTAACATATAGTACATCATCTGATATGATGGCAGGTATTACTTTTAGTATATCTGGAGAAAAGACATTTGGAAGTCGTACGAGTTTGGGCTATGACATGATAGATTACCAGTTATGTGACGGAAATGGATATGTGGTAGATTCTGGTCAAATTTTTATAGACAAAGCACTTGGAACCGGAGATAAATTTACGGATGATTCATTGACAATTTATGACTTGATTCCGGGAGAAGAATATGTGCTGACCTTTCAAGACAGTGCGTGGTAAATAAAGAAAACCTGCCTGATCACAGACTATCAAACATCTGTGACGGGCAGGTTTTTATTTCCTTACTTTTTATTAAAGTTGGCTCTCTTTCTTAAAGTAGGATCCAGAATACGCTTGCGGATACGCAGGCTTTCCGGTGTTACTTCAAGCAGTTCATCCGTATCGATGAAGTCCAGCGCCTGTTCCAGACTAAGGACTTTTGGTGGAACCAGTGTCAGTGCTTCATCCGCAGAAGAAGATCGGGTATTGGTCAGATGCTTCTTTTTGCAGACATTCAACTCGATGTCTTCCGCACGGGAAGAAGATCCGATGACCATACCGGCATAGACTCTTTCGCCAGGTCCGATAAAGAGGGTTCCACGATCCTGGGCAGAGAACAGACCATAAGTTACGGATTCGCCGGACTCAAAGGCGATCAGAGATCCCTGCTTACGGTAAGCAATGTCGCCCTTGTATGGTGCGTAGCCTTCAAAGATCGTATTGATGATACCATTTCCCTTGGTGTCGGTCATGAACTCGCCACGATAACCGATCAGACCTCTTGCAGGAATCAAAAATTCGATTCGTGTGTAGCCGCCGGTGATCGGGGTCATGTTCTGCAATTCACCCTTGCGCTGGCTGAGTTTTTCGATAACGGCACCGGTAAATTCGTCCGGTACATCGACATAAGCGCGCTCCATTGGCTCTAATTTCTTGCCGTTCTCATCGGTGTGATAAAGTACCTCTGCCTTAGATACGGCAAATTCAAAACCTTCACGGCGCATATTTTCGATCAGAACGGACAAATGCAGTTCTCCACGTCCGGAAACCTTGTAAGAATCCGGAGAATCGGTCTCTTCTACACGCAGGGAAACGTCCGTGTTTAATTCCTTGAACAGACGATCGCGGATATGACGGGAGGTAACGTATTTACCTTCCTGTCCGGCGAGCGGGCTGTCATTGACGATAAAGTTCATAGAGATCGTCGGCTCAGAGATCTTCTGGAATGGGATCGGCTTTGGATCGTCAGGGTTGCAGATGGTATCTCCGATGTGAATGTCCGCGATACCGGATACGGCAACGATAGAACCGATGCGGGCTTCCTCGACGTCAACCTTTTCCAGACCGTCAAATTCATATAACTTATTGATGCGGACTTTCTTTAACTTGTCCGGCTCATGATGGTTGACAACGGCAACTTCCTGGTTGATACGCAAGGAACCATTGTCGACCTTTCCGATACCGATACGTCCCACATATTCATTGTAGTCGATCGTGCTGATCAGAACCTGTGTACCAAGGTCAGGATCACCGGTTGGTGCCGGGATATAATCTAAAATGGTCTCAAACAAAGGAACCATGTCTTTTCTTTCGTCGTCCAGATTTAAGACAGCAAAGCCTTCCTTTGCGGAAGCATAAACGAATGGACAGTCCAGTTGTTCGTCAGAGGCATCTAGATCCATGAAAAGTTCCAATACCTCATCAATAACTTCGTCCGGTCTTGCCTCCGGTCGGTCGATCTTGTTGATACATACGATAACCGGCAGATCCAGATCCAGTGCCTTCATGAGCACGAACTTGGTCTGTGGCATAGCACCTTCAAAGGCATCAACGACTAGGACAACGCCGTCTACCATTTTAAGGACACGTTCTACCTCGCCACCGAAATCTGCATGTCCCGGTGTGTCAATGATGTTGATCTTGGTATCCTTATAATAAACGGCTGTGTTTTTGGATAAAATGGTGATACCACGCTCACGCTCAATATCGTTAGAATCCATCACGCGTTCCGCAACTTCCTGGTTGGCACGGAACACACCGCTTTGCTTTAATAATTCATCTACAAGTGTCGTCTTACCATGATCGACGTGAGCGATAATGGCAATGTTACGAATGTCATCTCTTGATTGCTTCAT